TTTGTCAAGGGTTTCAAAAAAATATGTTTTTTATTTTTTTTGAAATTTATATACCCTTGACCAAACCCAAAAAAAAAACACACAATGTTTTATGAAAACAAAATATTATGTTCTTGTGTACTTAAGCTGGTGGCATTAGATGAGCGATAATGCCTCCAAAGGATTAATCCGAGAAAAACGAATGGAAACGAATATTGACATAAAAGAAAGCCCCCTGGCGGTGGTGTTCTTGTCTGTTCTAGCTATCTGAGCGGATGAGCCTATGCAGAAATCTTGAAGGTACTATCATCCCCGGAGCGTGTATAAAGAGCTATAGATCGACGCAAGCTGAGCACTGGAAAGGCTGCAGCTTTTCCGAATCTCCCAAAAAAACAAAGAGAAATTGTACAAAACGCCCTAGACAAATACTATATTGCAAGGTAGTAATCAAAGTATGTAATTTCTTTCACGGATCGGAAGGAGGCTGAAAAATGACCGCAAACGTCATTTCATTGTCAGCCGGCGTTATCCTTTCACTGCTGTTTTCATACGTCCCAGGGGTTAATAGCTGGTTCGGCAAATTCGACGGAACACGCAAACGATTGATCATGCTTTTGTTGTTGGTGATTGCTGCTGCAGGAGGATTCGGGATCTCCTGTCTGGGGTGGGCTGAATCATTCAGCATAAGCGTAACTTGTGACACAGCTGGAGCGGTGGGATTGTTCCAGCAACTGATGATCGCAATCATCGGGAATCAATCGATTTATTCAATCTCACCCAAAAAGTAATGAATGCCACCAAGGAAAAAAAAGCGAGGCGCTCAACCTCGTAATCTGAACGCGTTAAAACATGGATTCTATTCAAGGCAATTCGATAAATTAGAAATTGACGACCTGGATAACTACGTCAGCGATGGGCTTAGAGACGAGATCGCCATGCTGAGAATAGTAACCAGAAGGGTGTTAGTCCTGGCGGAAGACACGGAGGATCTAAGCACCGCAACGGATTTATTAGGAGCTATAGGATTAGCAGTCATCCGGTTGGCCAGTCTTCTGAAATTTCAAAAAATCTACGGGACGACGGACACGGAAACGTCGAAGGCGATTACCGAAGCCTTGAACACCGTACTCAAAGAATGGGGCAGAATTTGAACGATCGAGAAATTACACAATACCGGCTTGATTCTCTGGAGATCTGCAAAAATGATCACGAAGCAAGATTACGAATTTTAACAGGTCAAGTTTCGAATGGAAAATCAAAATCAACTTTACAGTTGGTATCCAGTATTATTGCTGCTGTTTTGGGTTTATTGGCAGTCATCAAGGCGTTTTTCGGCTGAGTCCCGGCGCACCGGCGGTTCTATCGCCGAGAGCGTCCGGGCTGTGGCGACCGCAGGACGACACAGAATTATGGTGCGAGTGAGTTGAAATGAATGGTGAGGCTGAGTACACAGTACCGGAAGACGTTTCGAGATGTAGTGATCTTCGCTCATGCGCTGTCAGGTCTTCGGCTGCGCGCTTATCAGGTCGAGCCAGCGATGGCGATTGCGAAGTCTGTCAAGGCACGCGATGGACTTTCTTTTGTTGTGATGTTCCCGCGGCAATCCGGCAAGAACGAGCTGCAAGCTCAGATCGAAGCTTACTTGATGTTCGTTCTCAAACGATTCGACACCGAGATCGTCAAAGCTTCCCCCACCTGGAAACCCCAATCAATCAATGCGATGCGGCGCCTCGAGCGAGTCCTAGCACGAAACCGGCTAACGGCTCCGCTGTGGACCAAGGAGAGCGGATACATAATCCGCATGAATAATGCACGCATCTATTTTTTATCAGGATCGGAGACCGCGAACGTTGTCGGCGCCACCGCGAACGTGTTACTGGAATGCGATGAAGCTCAGGATGTCTCCCTTTCCAAGTGGGATAAGGATTTCTCTCCCATGGCCGCGTCTACTAACGCGACTCGTGTATTTTGGGGCACTGCCTGGACGAGCAGAACACTTCTTGCGCGTGAGCGCAAGGCAGCGGAAAAAGCTCAAGCGGATGACGGCATACGGCGTGTTTGGATCCTTGATGCTGAGGACATCGCGGCGGAAGTGCCAGCGTATGGTGATTTCGTGGCTACTCAAATAGCGAAACTAGGCAGGAATCATCCGATGGTAAAGACTCAATTCTTCTCGGAAGAGATCGACGCTGAGGGTGGCATGTTCCCTCCGGAGAGAATCGCATTGATGCAGGGATCTCATGTGGAATTGTGGCAGCCTGTGCCTGGCCAGCTCTATGCGATGACGATCGACGTTGGTGGTGAAGATGAGGGCGCAATTGGCGAGGATATCGACGCTGAGAGCCTTTCTCTCCTGGATAACCCTGCTCGGGACGCCACTGCGGTGACCATATTTAACCTGGACCTTTCTACACTGCCTCCGGACTCCCTTGGCGCTCCTTCTTATCGGGTGGTGGCGCGCTATACGTGGGTTGGTGAAAAGCATACGAGGATCTACAACCAGCTCAAAGAGATCGCCCGTTTATGGCAAGCGGTCTATATTGTGATCGATTCAACTGGCGTGGGTGCCGGTCTGGCGTCCTTCCTCGAAGCTTCTTTCCCCGGGCGTGTTATTCCCTTTCTTTTCACCGGCAAGAGTAAATCTGATCTGGGCTGGCAGTTCCTGGCCGTAATTGAGACTGGTCGTTATAAAGAGCCGGTCGGAGGTAAGTCAAAGTTTTGGGAGCAAGCTAAGAGCTGCATGAACCAGGTCCTGGATGGACCCGGGCGCATGATGCGATGGGGTGTGCCTGATGGCACGCGTAATGATTTGGGTGAGCTTGTCCATGATGATGAGCTGATCTCTGCTGCTCTTTGCGCGGTGCTGGATGAGCAGGAGATAGGAATCACTTCTTCACCTCTGGTGATTGAGCGTGCAGACCCGATCTTAGAGATGGACGCAGAAGGATTCTAAGAGAGGAGGGAGCAGCAAAAAACGGGTTTGCTCTGTGCAGCCAGCAACGAAGCGATGGGCGAGAGAAGCAGACCGGAGGCGACCGGAGCGAGGCAGTTTTTGTGCCGGCGGAGGGAGCGTAGGGACCGCGGAGCGAACCAGGAGCGAGGCAGCCAAAGCGGAGCGCGCAGCCGGCAGTGTTCTTGACGGACGGCTGCGAGATAGCGGAGCGCAGGGTACTGCAAACAGTGCAAGCAGCGAGGAAGGATAAGAACAAGATGCGCCGCGGAGAGACGAACGGAAGCACAGGCGGAACGCGAAGCAGTTCCATGAGCGGAGCGGTCCGCCCTGCTGGGAGAGAGGAAAGCAGCAAGCTTTTTGTGACCTTCCGCAGCGTCCGTTTGATGGCGGCGAACGACGAACGATCTTTGAAGATGATGGAGGTTTGAGATGTCGGCAATTTCAGGACAAAAGGCGGTTACGACTGCAGGCACGGCTCTTGCTTTGGGCTCTGGCCAGGTGCATGGTCCATTGATGATTAAGGCGCTGGCTGCCAATACAGGGAATATGTTTATCGGCAACGATGGTGCTGGTGATGTTACTTCGGGAAATGGGCTCGAATTGGGTGCTGGTGATGTGGTGGTCTTTGCTCACATCGCCTTACTTTCGGATCTGATCGTGGATAGCGCGGTGAATGGTGAAGGTGTGGCGTGGTTAATGTTGGGATGAGACCCGAACTAGAAACCCTGGTCCCTGTTCTCTTTGGCAAAACGTATGCTAAGAAGATCCTGGGAACGCAGTTCTCGAGTCTGGTTGGTGTCTGGCCATACTCTGATCTAACCGGTCACCGCTGCAATAACCTGATCTCAGCTGAAGCAAGCGGAGAAGTTGTTGTCAATGGTGGCTTTGAGGTGCTCAGTGGTGGTGGTGAGATCTTCGGCGAGTGGAACGAGCGCGCCGGCACTGGAGCGATCGCCGCGGAAGCGGTTGTAGTTCATGGTGGTGCTGCATCTATCAAACTGACCAGGGGCGCGGACGATAATACCTGGATCTGGCAGTACATGCGCGTCGAGCCCGGGGAAACTTACACCATTTCGTTCTGGTCCTATGCCAACGGCGGAGCTGCATCAAGATACGGAATCAAGAACGACACTGCCGGAAACTGGATCACGGCTCTTGCTACTTCGACCGGTAATGCTGGTGCAGCCTGGGCTGAATTCACAGATACTTTTGTGGCTCCTGCAGACTGCATGGTGATCATGCTTTATCTGCAGACGCCAGCTGGTGCTGGTGAGCTTTGTTATTGGGATGACATTTCTATAACGGGATTGCAAACAATTGACGGTGCTTATCCAAACAGCGGCGTGACGTTGGGCGAGCCTGGCATCTTTGGGAAGACCTCTGCTGCTTTAAGTTCTGGTAGTGCCATGTTGGGATCTAATTACTTTGCTACTAAGACAGATTCTGCAGAGGGAAGCGCGATCGCATGGGGGAAAGTGGACGCTGCAGGAAGGTGGACGGACCTCGCAGAACTACGCTATCTATTCCACCTGAAGACCTATGCAGATCCTAATAAATATATTGTTTTTGGAAAGAATACGGTCAATCATCAGCTCATGTGGCGAAGGAAAGCTGGCGTTGGGCTGAGCACGAATGAGCTTACTTATACCTTCAATCCGACCGGAACCACGGGATGGTTCTGTATGGGCTACTCCTGGAGCATCAGCACACCGCGGTTAAAGGGTTATGTGTATGCGCCTGGAATGGTCGCATGGCATCGGGTGTTCAGCGATGCCGGCGCTAATATGGATGATTACGGCACTGACACTATGAGTGGCATTGGTACTTGTCTCGGTGCTGGTGGATATCCTACCGGTCAGGATTGGATCGGTTGGGCTTCTTATGCTGCTTGTTGGGGTGGGCTGACCTTGTCTGAGGCTGAGATGCAAAAGGTGATGGGTGCATGAACGATCAAATAATCTATACCTGTGAGATCGAGGATGGCTTAGGGCTCATTACTTATCTACTTATTGCCTTCTTCTTCTCCTGTCTTTTCTTTAGTTCTATTGTGCTGCTTATCTACTCGCTAGTGACTGGAGAGGTCTTCTGATGCTTAAACGATTCTTTAGCAGGTTCATCCAGGAAGAAGTTGATCAGCGTGTGGATCTGGCTGTACGTGCTTTGGATGATAACCGCGATCAGTCTTACTCCAGGTCTACTATCCCACGTGACCGGCAAGGATACGATCGGGATGAGATCCTGGCTGATGCGCTGGAAGCCTGGCGCGTCAATCCGCTCGCCAGGCGTATTGTTGGGATGATGACTCAGTACGTGGTCGGTGGTGGGATCGGTGTTGAAAGTAATCATAAGCGGACTAATAAATTCATAACCGAGTGGTGGGAACACCGCTTGAATAGAATGCCGATCAGAGTCTATGAATGGTGTGATGAGCTTTCCCGATCAGGCGAGCTCTTCATGGTTGTTTCTACGGACCAGGCGGGGATGTCTTACATGCGCGCTGTTCCCGCTGCAGACATTCAAGCTATAGAGACTGCTGATAATGACCTGGATCAAGAGATCACAATCATAGAGAAGCCATCTCCTGACTATACAAGTCAAACCAGATCCCCAGTAGGACTATTGGAAGGCAGGAGATGGTCTGTCTACGATCAGAACACAGATGCACCCGATGAGAGCGGAACATTCAAGCCGGTGATGATCCATTATGCGATCAACCGTCCAGTTGGAGCTTTGTTCGGAGAATCAGATCTTGCTCCCCTCTTGCGCTGGTTAACTCGTTATGCTGCATGGTTGGAGGATCGAGCGCGACTTAACCGATACCGAAATACTTTTGTATTCTGGGTCAAGGCGCGCTTCACCAACCAGGCGGAGAAGCTGGAGCGTCAAGCTGAGCTCAACCGCAACCCTCCTAATCCTGGATCTATTCTTGTCACAGACGAAACAGAAGAGTGGAAATGTCTCTCGCCTAATCTCTCCTCCTTCGAAGCTGCTGAGGATGGTCTGGCACTTAAGAAGATGGTGGCGGTTGGTGCTGGTTATCCTATGCACTTCTTGGCTGAGCCTGAGAGTGCTACTCGGACGACCGCGGAGTCTGCAGGCGGTCCTACCTTCCGTCACCTGCAGCAACGGCAAGAGTTCTTTCTCTGGATGCTGGAAGACCTGGTCAAGATAGTCATCAGGCGCAGGAAGTTCTTTGACCGGTCGGTGAGCGTGGATGAAGAGGTACAGCTTACAGGGAATGATATC